GGTGTGGGATTAGGTCAATCTTTAGTAGGTTTAGTAGACATACTTACACCGGGGCAGTTTGGTAAGAGCTTAGAAGAACACGGCATTAATCTTGAAAAGGCTCAACAGTACCTAGATACACCTGATAATAACCCTGCACCTAGAGCTTGACTCATATACGGAGTCTGAGCAGATAGCATCCCGCCTATACCCTGAGCTAATGCACCGAGTTTTTTATCCCTATTAGCATTAGCCATTGCTTCTTTAGCCATAGCTACTTCTTCAGACATGTCAGCGTCAGGGCCACGTAATCTAGCAATTTCTGCAATGGCGGCATCAATAGCAGCAGGAGAGTAAGTTTCTCCTTTAGCAGTAGGCGCTGCCTCATTACGTGCAGCTGAGCTGGTTGGGTTTGCTTTTTGAACTACGTCATGTTTACCTATAGGCTCTTCTCGAAGTTTAGGTGTTTTAAGCTTAGCAGGTTCGTATGTATTTTTTTCTTTATTAAAGTAGTTGCCTAGCCCTGATATATCAGATGGCGTATAGTCTTCTCCGGGCATTGATACAACACCTTTATCTGAAGGAGCTTTCTTATCTGTTTTTTCTTTATCTAGTAGTTTTTTATGTACTGCTTCAGCACGTTTTTTGCCTAAAGACCCAATGCCATACTGAATATCATCAGCAGGTAGACTACCCCCTAGTTCCTCATTAGCAACAGCAACATCTGCTGCTGCAGATTCTTCGTTAAATAGGGTTTCTAAGTTTGGATCATTAGGGTCTATATTAAGATTACTTAGAGGACCGCCTTGTACAAAATGTCTGATCTCACCCCCACGAGCCAGTGCAACTAACCCACCTGTAGCCGCTTGTTGTGGAGCTGAAGTATTTTCAGGAGCTACGCCTATTCCTGCACCTCGCATTGGGTCTACTTGTTGCATAGCCATTTGGTTCCCACCTACTGAAGGTAGTCCTTGTGGTGAAGTCTGCGCAAACTCACCTAACTTTTGCTCCATTACAGTCTTTTGTGGAGCCTGTGGGTGTGGGGCTCTAGCTTGTTGTTGGTACTGAACACCCATACCTATAGCTAATAACAGAGGAGAGTCTTTTGGTAGCCCTTGTTTAGCCGCCTCTATCTGCTGTGGGGTAGCTGTTTTTGCCCAATCAAAAAGCTGGTTATTTTGCTGGATATAAGATTGATTAGTTACTGGAGCACTCATTATTTCACACCTCTTTTGCTTACTTTACCGTTTTTAATGAGTCCACCACGAGCCCAATTAGCTGGAGTACCTGTGGTTTGAGTTGTTGAGGGTCCTGAAACTGGCATGCCTTGACCTGATGCGGCATTAACAGCCCCAGCGTTAGCTTGGTTAGTAAAATCAAGGGCATTCTGAGCGGTTTGTTGGTTAGCATTGACGCCTGCTTGAGACAGCGCTTGTTGAGCTTGAACTACTTGTCCTTGAGCTCCTAAGTTTGCTAATCCTGCTTGATTTGCCGCTGTGCCTGTATTTGTTAGACCTGAGGCATTTTGACCAACACCTTGAAGTGCAGAAATACCTTGTTGGTTAGCAGTTAATCCCGCTTGTTGGTTTGCTTGCCCTGCTGCCAACTGATTTTGTGCGTAAGCGTTATTAGCTGTATTCGCCGCACCAGCATTTGCCAAGTTAGTCTGTTGTTGATTAGTTGTGTTCATTTGCCCAACATTAAAGTCCATACCTTGGTTTGCTTGTTGAGCTTGCAACTGCTGTTGAACAAAATTGTTGTTAGCTAAGTTTTGAGCAGATGCGTTGAATTGAGAGGCTGCATTTTGAGCTACTTGGTTTTGTTGAGCCGCAGTTAACTGCCCTCCATAGTTTACTTTAGCAGCATCGAGAGCTTGTTGAACATATAGTGCACGTTGTTGGTTAATTGCAGTTTGGTTTTGTTGAGCTGTTTGTTGCGCAGCCGATAAGTTAGCTTGCCCCGCTTGTAACCCTAGACCTTGTTCTGCAGAGAACTGCCCCATACCTGACTGATATGCTTTTTCTAACCCTTGCGCTTCTATATCACCTAGTCTCATAGCTTGGTTACGAGCTGCTTCAGACCTTTCAATAGCTTGACGAGATCCACCATAAGCACCTGCAGCTGTAGCTTGTTTGTTTAACTCTTGTAGTTGTTTAGCGTAGTCTCTATTAGCTTCTCTTTTTTGTATGTCTACTACGTTTTGCATGTAAGGAGACATATATTGTGCTGATGTGCCTTGATCTGTCCAAGACTTAGGACCTTGCATTTGGTTTAAATCAGCTAGGGCCGCTTGGTAGTTTTGCGCGCTTATATCAGATGGGGCACTCATCATTGCGGCTTTATATCTTTCTACCTGAGCTTTTTGAGCAGCTATATCACGAACGCTAGATCTATCTAACTGAGCGGCTTGCGCATTAGCTACGTCTGCTTTATTGGCAGAGATATCAGTAGGTTTGTACTTCGCTGCTTCTTCTAAGCCCGCTGAAGATCTTCCGTACATATCTGTTGCGGTTTTAAACTGCTCTGGTGTTTTTAAATCTCTAGCTGCTTGTTGAAGTTTTTGGAAATCTTGGTTTGTAGACTTATACCCTACTATAGTGCCGCCTACAATACCGTCTTTCCAAACAGGCTCAGTATCAGCAGTTACAGATGTATTTGCCGTACCAATAGTGTTTTTTAAGTTAGCGTCCGCTGTGGCTTGTTCTGCTGTTTTAGGAGGGGTGGTATCTACATTAGGGTACAGTTTTTTTTGAGCCGCTGTTATAGTAGCCCCACCAGCCGCCGCTTCTGATAAATATTTAGTATAGTCTTCAGCCGACTCTGTAACCCCTCTAGGTCTAGGTTTTTCCATCCCTGTTTTTAAGTCTATAGCGCCCTCATACTTATTACCTGTAGAGTCAATATAGTTCTGCATAAAAGTCGTATTCGCTGGATTAGGAGCGCCCCCCAAATCTATTATTTTTTGTATGCGATCCGCTTTTTGTTTGGGGGTCTCCCCATTTACTGCGTTTTGTAGTTTTGCAATCTGCTGTTTTACAGTAGGTTGTCCACCCGCTGCATAGCCTTGTAAGGACATTATCCCACCGCGAGCCGCTTGTTGTTGATCTGCGGAGGGGGTAACTATAGGAACAGTAGGAACAGTAGGAACAGTAGGTTTAGTCCCTACAGGGTTTTCTGCAGATGGCGTAGGAGCCGTTGCATAAGGGGGAACAAACTGAGACTGTGTGGGTACTGGATTATACCCTTTCCTAAGCATGTCATTCCAAGCCGCTGTTTGTCCAGCGCTAGAGCGTAGCATACTAGTAATTGGTCCGGGTTTATCCGCAGTTCCTAACATAAGAGCTTGGTATACTGGGTTCTGCCACGGCGACTGATTGATAGTCTGAGTAGATGTAGTACTTGAAGGAGTAGCTGGCGCACCGCCATAGAATCTAGGGCAGATGTAAGTAAAAAATAGTTTTGAAAGACTACTTGGTCTGAATATCATAGGGATTTACCTGTAATTATATATTTTTGCTTCATGCCGTATCGAGACCATAGCTTAACTATAGATTCACGACCAGCACCTTCTAAATAAGTAGCACCGTTTGACCGGAGTATGTCTTCAAATTGAGCCCATGTAGCTCTGTTAGATACTAGTTTACCACCAATAGCAACCACAAATCCAACTCTGTCAGCAGGTCTATTAAAATAAGACACAACTAAGGCTCCGTGTATAGTATTTTCTTCATCAGTAGCAACAATAAGCTGCCATGACCCTAGTGATACCATCACTCTTACTTCTTCAATATTGTAGTCCCCACAAGCATACTCAAGGGCTGCTTCTAAGAAATGCTCCACATGGTCCCATGTTTGGTTTACGTACTCTAGGGGGACTTGCTGTACTTTAAGAGGCATGTTTCTTAGCCGCTCCTAAGCCTTGTATGTTAACTGCTTCTTTACGCACTTCCATCATAAGGTGTCTTAAAAACTCTGCACCTGCTTTAGAGGAGCCATTACCCAAAGCACTTACTACATCAGCAGGAATAATATAGGCGCCATCTTTAAGGGGGATTTGACCTCCATGTGCCAAAGCCGTAAGACCTCCAGTAGCTTTACCAATGCTACCTAATGAAGATAGCGGCCCTGAAGGAGCCCCAAAACCTAAACCTTTTAAATTTGCCATACCCGCCTGATTTTGATTTGCAAAGTCTATAGCTCCTTGAGCGTTTTGTTGTTCTGCTTTCTTAGCGGCGTCTTGAGCGTCTACTATGCTTTGTCCTGCGTAATCGGTTACAGCTCCTGCACCTAATGCGTTAAGTCCTGTACTTAGTTGATCGCCTGTTATAGGGACTCCAGCTTTACTTATCCCAGATGCAGCACTATCTGCTAGACCACTTAAAGCCCCTCCTGATTCAGGAGTTGCTGAAGCTAAACCAACAGTGTTTCCGGCGCCTCCGGGGACATTAGTACCTATTTCTGTTAAAGAAGGCATAGGTGTTTGTGCGGGTAAAGGAGTCCCGGCAGTTGCGGGAGTCCCGGCTACAGGACTAGGTCCAGCAGCACCAGCCGCTCCACCAGCAACAGCACCAGTAGCTCCACCTAATAGGGCTCCTTTACCTACGTCTTGCCCTCCTGTCGCTGCGCTGGCTGCTCCCCCTGCGGCACCAGCAACCCCTCCAACTACAGCTCCCGTAGCTGTAGAACCAACTGCAGAAGTAAGGGGTGCGGCAACTGCCGAACCTAATCCCGGAGCTACCCCGCCAGTTACTGCGCCACCAACTCCTCCCATAAGGGCGCCTTTACCTACGTCCTCTCCAGAGGCTGCCGCTTTTATTGCTCCTATACCTGCACCTGTGATGCCCCCAGCTGTTATGCCTCCAATTACAGCTGCTGTTGTGCCTGTTGCCGCCCCAAAGGTAATTCCTGTTCCTACCGCTGTTAACGCCGCTATAAGGCTCATTGTTCTGCTCCTATTCTTAACTGATTGTCCAAGTACTCCGCCATAGTATTAAACGAAAGCACTTCAACTATATTATTATCATCTTGTTCAGTACATGCATGTATAGTAGCAAATTCCACTTCTTCGTGCACGTAAACTACACGGTGTGTTCCAGCTGGTGTTACAAACATATCAGGGGCGATTACTTCTTTAGATTCACCCTCAGAGTTAAGCATTGTTATACGCCCTCTAAAAGCCACAGATATATGGTCTGTTTTGTGCACTCTTGTAGTAAAAAAGCACCCTGCGGGGACAATGATCCTACGCCCGTATAACTCTTTTGTATGGTAATGTTTTAGTGTAGTTTCTACAGAGGGTAATTCGCCACTGTCCACTTTAGCCTGTATACACACTGCCAGCTCATCAATAGAGTTTACGATTCCTTGGGTCTGAACGGAGTTCATGCTTTACCTTTTACTGCTCTAGCCAACATCTTTTCAGCAGCCAATTTACCTGCGTCTTGCTTAATCTGTTCTTTTTTACCATGCGCCGCTTGTCTTACTATAGGTAGCAGATTGTCTAGTAAATCAGCACCTTTTTCAGGATCACCAAAACCCAACATACGTACTAAATCAGGAGGTACAACAAACTCACCATCAGCCAACCTAATCTCTTCTTCACCATCTATATTAGCAGGGATGTCATCAGACATGCCATCACCCGGACCATCTAGCATACCACCGTCTTCAAACCCTTGGATAACCTCATGGCGTTGTGGAGTAGATGCTGGATAAGGTCTAGCACTGTGTATTTGAGATTGTGGGTAAAAAGCATTTGGGTTTATAGGCTGTGTATTAACATACCCCCCATTCGCCATTCCTAGCTCATTTTTAATTTCGTTTTGTTCATAAGGAACGTCTAGTTTTTCTATCATAGAACTATATTTAGGGGGCAACGTAAATGCTACAGGCACCCCTCCTACTGGCAACTGCACGTTCATAGACCCCCCAGTAGCAGCACCCCTAGGCGTAATTATGTCTTTATAGTAGTTAAACTGTGTTTGAGTATCAGGGCTATTAAGGCTAGAAAGTGACGCTAAGGGGTATCCTAAGTCTTTAAAATATTGTTGTTGCTGTTGTTCATTAGCGTCAATTTGAGCTTGTTCTTGCTCAGCTTGTTTTTTATAAGCGGCGTTTTGCTGAATCATATCAGTAGCCGCTGTACCTAGTGCAGTGCCTGTGCCTACAGGGTAGAGTAAAGACTCCATACCTGCTTTATTTGTAAACATCCCTTTAGCTTGTTGTGTAGCTGCGGAACCTAATCTACTTGTAAGAGGGACGTCTGTAGTATTCGTCATTGCCGCGCCAACTTTTTCACTTGCTTCTACAGATGGAAACGTATTTACACTAGAAGGAATGGGTTGGCCCAATCCTGCTTTACCTGCGGTGTCTAAACCTGCTCCAGCGGCATCAAAACTACCTACCCCACCATAACCACCCACACCACCAGATAGTGCTCCGCCTATTGCACCAGAACCAAAACCTTTACCTTCAGCTGCGCTTGATACCCCTCCAAGTAAAGCCCCAGTACTAGCACCTACTCCTACTCCTGTTAGAGCCCCACCGCCTAAAGCAGCTGCACCTACGCCTCCTGTATACGCCCCAGCAATACCTATAAGTGCCGTTTCTAGTACTTTTTTCCAAGAAAATGCTTCTGGAAGACCTGTGTGTGGGTTAGTTGATACAGGGCCTAATAATGATTGAAGTCCAGCAAGTTCATCTTTGCTTACGTGTATTAGGGTATTATCGCCTTTACGTCCTAGAGCAGCTAAGCCTTTTGCAGTTGTGTTATATGCCATGATTAATCTCTATACAATTTTAAGGGTGCCAGCACTATTCCAAACATCACCAGAACTTAACCCAGTAGCGGAAGTTGGAAGGTCCGCAATATTAACAATCGTTTTATTCACTAAGGCACTAGCAGGGTCTATTATATGTTCTATAGAAGCTACAGGCTGTACGGCACCCGCCCCCGTTAGAGTAATCACAAGATCAGTACCACGTAAATGCCCCGGATTAGCTTGCTGTTGTATGTAGTAGTTCAGTAACCGTATCAAAGAGTTCATATACTGCACATCATACTCAAGCGGTGGCAGTGGAAGTACGTCAGGAGTTGGAATACTAAAGCCGGGATTTTTCATATTTACCTGCGCCCATCAGGTTGCACTTCGAGTCTAGGAGTTCCCAACTGCCACTTTATACCTAAATCTTCACTACCAATTCTAAAGGCTACCTGTCTACCTCTTAAGCGTATCCATATTTGATCGGTGTAATCATACACCTGAGTAGTCACTTTATTACCTGCAACTACAGGAGCGTCAGCAGAAGTAAAAACACCTTGCCCCGGAAAGTTTCTAGCAGATATAGTCATAACAACTGAAGGAGCAGGTACGGTAGAACCAATAAAGTCAACGTCAGGAATAACCCGCTTAACAAAAGAAAACTGATCGCCCTCACCAATATCAAAATCGGCGCTCTCTATATAACTTACAATCGCACTAGGAGGATTAGTTAACCCATTGTCCACACTACTTTCATGCTGCACCAACATACCATCAACAGTAGCCCAAGGAAGTCCCTGTATATGTGAGTCTAGCCACGCAGTGCGTTCCATTTGCCCGTAGTACCAAAGCTTTTCAAGGTAGTTGTAGATAACATAACGGTCAATGACTTCAGAGTCTGCAGAAGGATAAAACCACCAGATCTCATTGTACTTTTCATTAGTGCCAGAACATACTTGAGCTGATTGGTCGGTGTTAAAGTCATCAAATATATACTGTCTTAACGAACAAGGAAGCGTGTCTACACGCCCAGAATAAGCATAGAATTTATCAATACCCATCCAGTAAGTAATGCCGTTAGCCGTAGTAGCCGCATTTGGAGAAGCTATAGTTATTTCAGCAGAGACGAGATTAAACCCGAATATAAAAGGCTGCCCTTGATACTGCATAGAGTAGATAGCCGAGTCTGTCCAAATTAAAACTTCTTTACGTGTCTTCTCTGAGGTAACTATCTCACTACCATTAGTGAGCCTATAAAATCCAGCAGTGTTTGTTATATCTGCAGGGTCCCAGATAAGTGGGTTTTCTTGGTCGCACCATTGTACTAATAGAGGGTCTCTCACAGCGTTAATCGCTGTTCCTGTAGTGGCTCCTGAGCCCGCCCCTGTAGCTATAAAGTACTGCCCTATTTCGTTTTTAGCTGCACCAAGAAGTGTAAAGTCTGTAGTTCCTACACTATCAATAACATAAGCTGTTCCTAGTACAAAACTACCTGCAGAAACAACAGGAAGCGTAGGGTCATTAGTCCCTAGTACAACAACATGGCGCTCTTCAGTAACAAACACCCGAGTACCCACAGCAGGAGCAAACCCATCAGTTCCCCCCATAGCACGAATATTAATCCCACGACCTGTTATTTGACCGCTTAAAGTTACATTAGACCCTGCATAGTAATAGATAGGGCCGTACTCAGCATTAAAGAATAAGTCTTGCCCAAAGGTATCAGCACTCCACAAACGAAGTTCGTCTTCAATTCCATTACTTTGATAGGGGGTATTCCACCCATGATTTCCATTCCAAGGACCTGCACCCCAACCAGCACCAAAACTAGTAGTGTTTAACCCAGTAGTTGCTTGATAAGCCGCTACAACAGGAGCAGAGCCGCCACCCGCAGTTACTGAAGTAGATTGAACCCCTGTGTCTATATTGATATAAGCTGCATCAGTATATTTGATTTCGTATTCTTTATTAAGGTCATCTACTGTATAAGGACCGAACGCCGTAGCGCCACTAAAAGTTACAAAATCATTAGGTGTTGCATGGTTATATGGAGAGTCTACTGTTACCCAAGAGCTTGTTACCGGAGTGGTTGCACTATGTGCAGCGGCAGTAGTTCCGTTATATCCACGAATACAACCTGATAAAGTATTAATAGATGCAGTGCTTACCCATATCTCTTCGGAGTCAATCTTAATAATATACGGTGCTAAACGAGTAAAAGACGTACCACTAACGACATCAAAAGACGTATCTGTAGCCGTAATACTAGCATTTAAAGTAGAGTATATAGGTAGAAAAGGGTTTGTAGGGAGGTCTAAAGTAACTCGTATTGGGGTTATATCAAAGTACGCACCGCCAGAATATATGTAGTATTTTAAGTTAGTCCCCAGTCCTAGCAGATAGAACCCAGATAAAGTAACCCATTCTACAATGTGTTTGCAGTCTCCAAGGAACGTAGCTGACGTAGCTGGTGCCCAACCCCCTATCTTTTCAGGCATACCTGAACGGAAGCGTATCTTATCACAGGCATACCAACCACCTGAGTTAGCTAAATCTGTAGACTCTCTTGATACGCCCGGCCTAAATTGTAGGTATTGTAAAGGCATCTATATGCCCCCGTTATAGGCTTAGAATAAAATTAGCGGCGAACTTGGAGTTTATCTGATCTTGTACTGGGGATGTAACCCCACTTAAATAACCTAGTTCCGTATCTGTAACTGCAGAGCCTGTCAATATACCAAGAGCATCTGTAATAACCGCAACATTCGGCGCATAGGTAGCAAGCACATTGTCGTTAGCTGTAAAAAAGTCAACCCCATCACTATAGACCATAGTGGCAATGCCCGGAGTAACCGTAATGCCCGAACTACCAACTGCCGTAGTTATTATCTCGACGTCACTATCAGAGTCATTAGCAACTACATACACCTTAGATACAGCAGGGGCTAGTATCTGTCTTGAAACTCCCGGAGTTCCCGTTATGCTAAGAACCATTTGTCTAGATTGGTCAGATACCCCATTCAAAGCAGTTAAGGTAACATTTCCCGCAGTAACATCTATGCTGGCTAAACCTGCAATGGCTTGCTCTATAAGAGTTCCTAAGTTGGTATTAGTTGTAATACCCCATTGATTGGCTTGCTCGCCAGAGGCGATTAGTTGTATGCGTAAATTAGAGCTATATGTACTCGGCATCTTCGTATCTCTTAAGTAGGTATTTCAGTCCAATCGGGATTCTGAGCAGTGTTTATTTCAGTCCAACCTGATGATTGCGTTGTATTTATGCTCGTCCAATTAGGGTTCTGCGATGGGTCTATTTTGTTCCACATACGCATAGAATGCAAGGTTAATTGCATGTTTTGGCTGCCTAATGTAGGCGCTACAGCCTCTTTTGTACTATTTTGTGTTAGTGTTAGAGACTGGCCTATTAATTCGTAGTTAGATGCAGCTGTTACAGCTACATCGGTTTGAGTCAGCACAAGGGCTGTTTGCCCTGTTAATATTGCATTTGCCGCTGCTGTAGCCTCTACTGAATTGAGAGCTAAGTTCATTGCCACTTGACCCAAAAGCAACTTTACACTACTAGCTGTTATACTTAGGTTGTTTTGAGTAAATGCTAGGCTTTGGCCTACCAGCGTGTAGCTTGCTGTGGCGGTTACGGATGTAGAGTTTTGAGTCAATACAAGGGCTGTTTGCCCTGTAAGGTTTATGGTAGCTGATATTGCAGCTGAGACAGAGGATTGCGTTAAGGTTAGGTTTTGCCCCGCTAGAGTGACAGTGTTTCCTAGCAGTATGTCCGCTATTGGTATAGTCGCAAGAGGAGCAAACCCAAGCATTATGTTTTGTTCTTAGTTATAACAGCAATAAAGCCAGCAGCACTTACACCGAAGCTTACAATTTCTTTACTAAGAGCAGGATCTAAGTTTAACCCTGCAGTTGTTAGTATAGCCGCTAGGCCGTACCATGTTGAGCTTTCTTGCAATCTTGCTAGTACCCACGAGAAAAACGCCATTGTTAACTCCTAATTATCTATGTATCTGCCAGTGAGGACCGTCTTTAAAAGTCTTCCAGTCTCCACCCCATTCTATAAAAACCCCGACATCTTGCGCAGCCTCTTTAATGAAGGCAGATAAGGCATTATAGTACTTCCAATCCCATGAAACTTCTCCCCCCACTATAGGTGCTATATCCACTGCATGGCCTGTAATATGGTAAGAGTCCATCGTTTTAGAAGCACCTTTATCTACCAAATAGCGTTGTCTTTCTTTAGAGCGTAAACCTTCAAGTACCACAAAATCTAAAGGCGTTATAGTAATGGCATGTTGTACTACCTTTACCAAATCAGGGTGCACCCCCTCTAACCGCTTTAAAGACTTCTCGCTTAACTTAAAACTCATTATACATCACCTCTTGCAGGTTTGTGGGCTTTAGCATTGATTTGCACTTGAAAACAAGCGTTGTTACGTTTATTAACTTCACGCTCTATTATATGGTATGGTTGCCCTTGAAGCTCTTTCTGTACTTCTGGCATGAGGTCGTACCCAACTTCAGTAACACCAATATCAATACCACACTGCAAACCTAACGTAGTCTCAGAGCCACCTGTCTCAATCGTATGAAGATTCCTTTCTTGACTAAACATATCAACACCGACAGGTGTTACTTTCCTACAGTGCGTAGGATCATGATGGAAGTTCTCGTGCAAGTGATGAGGCACTACAATCTTTATAACGCCTTGGTCTTTTAGCACACGGTAGAACTCTTTCCATATGTTTAGGTAAGTTTTAGTATCTTGACCCAGATGTTCTAGCACGTGAGTTAGAGCAATTTCATCTACTGAGCTATCCTCAAAAGGCAAAGTCTTCTCTAAGTCTGCTACAACATCGGGCTTACAACGTGGGTCTTGATCTACATTAATGTAGCCTTCAAGTTGGTTATACCCACATCCAAGATTTAACTTCATATTAGTTAGATGGCGGTACGAAAGCATTTAGTTCTTGTTGGATCACATCTAGCTGATCTTGCGTAGTTGCTGCAGTAATCTCAACATTAATTCTTTCATAACGCGTTTGAGCATCTGCAACTACTTGAGCATCGTAGTTAGTATTAGGGTTGCCGTCAGTTTCAGTTTGCGCTTCATAAGCTACAACTTGGTTGAATTGGCCTGAGTTCTGACCCTTCATATTAGACTTACGGCTATCAATAGAGATTTCATAAACTGTCCATACGATCTCAACAGGGTCTTTAGTGCAATCATAGACTGGACCATTTAAGCCTTGTTGGTAAGGTATAGTAGTAGGAATAATCTCAATAGCATACTTCCAACCATCTTGACCTACTGGCACTGGAGGAGGAGTATCCCAACATTGCGCCATAGCGCCGTCAATCACCTGAACATATAATTGTGTCATTTTTGTTTCCTTTTGTTTGTTGAATTTGTTTAAGAAGTTATGGCTATAGTAGACCATAACCCGCCTGCAATTTTAGACCAAGTGGTTAGTGCACCTACTTGTTTAGGGCTAGAGTAGTAAGTTATATTTCCTAGACCTAATTGGCCTTCGCTATTATTCCCCCAAGACCATAGAGTACCGTCTGTTTTAGTTGCTAAACTAAAAGCGTCTCCACATGCAATCTTAGACCAAGTTGTAAGTGCACCTACTTGTTTAGGGCTTGAGTAGTTAGTTGTATTACCAAGACCTAACTGGCCACTAGTAGTATTTAACCCCCAAGACCAAAGAGTGCCATCAGTTTTAACTGCTAAACTAGAAGCGTCTCCACATGCAATATTAAGCCAAGTTGTAAGTGCACCTACTTGTACAGGACTAGAACGATCAGTTATATCGCCTAGACCTAACTGTCCCCAGTTGTTTTGGCCCCAAGACCAAAGAGTGCCATCTGTTTTAGTTGCTAAAGAGATAAGAGCTCCACCCGCAATCTTAGACCAAGTTGTAAGAGCCCCTACTTGTACAGGACTTGAACGGCTAGTTGTATTACCAAGACCTAATTGACCATAGTCATTATTCCCCCAAGACCAAAGAGTGCCATCAGTTTTAACTGCTAAAGAAAAGGATTCTCCCCCTGCAATCTTAGACCAAGTTGTAAGAGCACCTACTTGTTTAGGGCTTGAGTAGTTAGTTGTATTACCAAGACCTAACTGGCCACTAGTATTATACCCCCAAGACCAGAGCGTACCGTCAGTTTTAGTGGCTAGAGTGTGATATTGTTTTGTAGAAATATTAGACCAAGTTGTGAGAGCACCTACTTGTTTAGGGCTTGAGTAGTTAGTTATATTACCTAAACCTAACTGCCCAAAATTATTCCTACCCCAAGACCAGAGCGTACCATCACTCTTAGTGGCAACGGTGTGAAATCGTCCACCTGCAATATTAAGCCAAGTTGTAAGTGCACCTACTTGTACAGGACTTGAACGGTTAGTTATATCACCTAAACCTAACTGCCCATAATTATTCCTACCCCAAGAATACAACCCCGGTAAAGCTGGAAAAGGCCAACTACCTTGTTTTATCCAATAGGCAGCTTGTTCCAATGTCCATATGCCCGGCGCTGAGCTTGTCGTAGGTGGTGTGACCGTCGCTTTTATAATTCCACCGGGATATTTTGTTGACATTTAGTTCTCCAATCTCTCTTTAATTAATGCAAATGGTGCTTCCCATTCGCCAAATATTTCTTGTCTAAAAAGCTTCATACTGTCGTAGTATGGGGTTGCTTCGCCTTCTAGTGCATATAGGAAGTACGGCATAATTGGTGTCACCACCCACGTCTCAATCCCCATAGCTGCAGCCAAATGGCTCACGCTTGTACAAGAACTTATAACCAAATCACAACTCGCTACAGCAGCTCTAGTATCTTCCCAACTATCAAGGTGCACTTGCTTAACCCACATCGGTGTAGCCTCTACACCAGCATCTCTTTGCAGACTTATAAATTCATATTCATCACTCTTAACAGCATCAAACATCAACTGGTAAGGAAACGCTTTATGGTGCTCATGTTCAAACTGAGTAGAGCCTTGCCATCTTAGACCAATACGTTTCTTTCTTCCCTTTATTGTAACAGGTTTAGCTATATAAGGTGCACCACTAATATCTTCTAATTCAAAGCCTAACGGTACAATAGCACTCATACCAGCAACCCAAAAGTCATGATAGATACCAAACACCGCTTCGTGCTGAATAACGCTAGATACACCCTCTACATTAACGAATAAAGATGCTAACTGACCAGAGCAAGCCACGATGACTTTACAGCCCTTCTCAGCGATATACTTCGCATATCTTACTTGGTGTATTTGATCGCCTAGACCACCTTCAAGATTTAACAGCACAATCCCTTTAGTCTTGCCATCCCACTGTGGTGTAGGTACATCTGGTTGTTTATTGCCAAAGACTCCAGCAACACGACCTCTATCTAATAACTGATAACCTTTTTGAATCTGACCTTGTCTTAAGAGATACCAACCACGATTATAAGCAGCTCTATTGTTACTTGGTTCTGTAGCCTCTAACTTCTGCGCTATGCGCCAGCCTTCAGCAAAATCACCTGTAGTAGATGCAGCTAGTTGAAGGTCTAAGTCATGTAAGTCCGGCATAGTTCTAGGAATCTCTAACCAAAACTCAGGCTGGCAGAACGAACCATAATAAGAACCTAGCACATCTTTTGGGTGCTCATTGTGTTGTCTTTCAAGAACAGGTTTCACATCATGCATACCTTTAGTACCATGCAACTGCTCATCATCTTCAGCTACAGTAGAACCATCAATAGCATTAAAGTCGTATTCAAAATCAGGTAATTCTAAAAAGTCATGTATGCGTTGTAGTTGCTCTTTAGGATTAGCGATTAAGTCATCGTACTCAATAAATAAGAAGTTATCTGGTGCCGCTAAGTAACCGTTCTGTAACGATATGTACGCAGCCTTTAAATGGTCCATCAACTGCCCAGACTCCATAAACTCATCTAAGTCTTCAGGCTTGGCAATACGTACAAACGATGCCGCACAATCAGGTACAGAACGAACCGTAGCAATAATCTTTGGTTGATGCCCTAATACTTGAGCCATAGCAGACATAATCTGCGCAATAGGCCAGCCACGTGATTTGTCGATTATAACGGGCTTATCTACATCTTCATAAAAGGCATCAATCGCACCACGCATAGTTTGCGCTAACTTCTTACGCTCTGGGTCATTTTCATTTAGTAAACCAGCAGAATGCCACGTGTTCGCCAAACCATCAAGAGCATGAACAAGACCTGATGTAGTAGATACATGGGTCTGTGAATTTTGGTTAAGTATAGCTGCAAGTACCGTAGAACCTGAACGTGGCACACCTGATAAAAACGAAAGTCGCTTTTTCATATTTTTATCTCTCCATAATGTTTTCGGTTAGTATGTTGTGTTAAATTGTTTATTGATATGGTCCTTTTACATATTACGCAAGAACATGACACTATTTTTTTTGATTTATTAAGTCCGTAATGCGAATTATAGTGTTGGGTTATGTTGTTTACTGGTACTTCTTTTTTACAGCAAATACACGAATACATATAATATGTTCGACCTGATAGTGTAGTACTTATTTTTGCGCGCCAGTCCTTAGATATTTTTCTACCCATCATTGCTTTGCTAATGGCCAACCTATTAGCCGGATTTTTACCCCAATCAGTAGTTCTACCTCGTAAAGCATCGCCTATTTTTTTACTATGCTCGTCAGTGCGCGGAGGGAGTGGTTTACCTAATTTTGCTGTGCTCATTTTTTTTCTGGTTTCTACCCCAAAAATGGCTCCGGAAACTCCTTCACCTCCATCAGTTCTATTAAGTAAAACTCCAGTCCCTAAATCTTTTCTCCCCCACCATCGTATTAGTTTTCTTTCAATGGCTAGTGCTCCTATCTCAGAAAGTTTTGTCTCTATAAAAAGTATATTTGATTTATTTTTTGGAAGACTAACCCCTGCATGCTTAGAATACGCTCTTTTATTCTTACCTTTACCGATATAGTATGGGTTACCAGTGATGGCATTAATATAAGCATACACATAGAAATGCAATGTTTTTTTCATATACTAATCTCGTTATGTTTTTTACAAGGGTATATAGTATACATTAAATTAATTAAGTGTGGATGGCTAGGGTATGAATTAACCCCGCACTAATACTTAACCAAGATGTAAGTGCGCCCACTTGTACAGGACTAGAACGGTTAGTTATATTACCAAGACCTAACTGCCCTTGAGCATTATATCCCCAAGACCAAAGCGCACCATCAGTTTTAGTTGCAACGGTGTGATATTGTCCACCTGTAATTTTAGACCATGTTGTAAGAGCTCCTACTTGCTTAGGGCTTGAATAGTAAGTTGTATTGCCAAGACCTAATTGACCACTGCTATCAGCCCCCCAAGCCCAAAGAGTACCATCAGTTTTAGTTGCTACAGTGTGGTTACTCCCACATGCTATTTTAGACCAAGTGGTTAGTGCACCTACTTGTACGGGGCTGGAACGGTTAGTTGTATTACCTAAACCTAATTGTCCATAGACATTATACCCCCAAGACCAGAGTGTACCATCTGTTTTAGTTGCTACAGTGTGGTTACTCCCACATGCAATATTAGACCAAGTTGTAAGTGCGCCTACTTGTACAGGACTAGAACGATAAGTTGTATTACCAAGACCTAATTGACCATAGACATTATACCCCCAAGACCAGAGCGTACCATCACTCTTAGTGGCAACGGTGTGATATTGTCCACCTGCAATATTCAACCAAGTTGTCAGTGCACCTACTTGTTTAGGAGAAGAGTATGCAGTTACATTACCTAGCCCTAATTCACCCCTGCTATTAATTCCCCAAGACCAAAGAGTTCCATCAGTTTTAACTGCTAAAGAAAAGTTTCCTCCCCCTGCAATCTTAGACCAAGTTGTAAGAGCTCCTACTTGTACAGGACTGGAACGGTTAGTTGTATTGCCTAGACCTAATTGCCCACTACCATTGCCGCCCCAAGACCATAGGGTTCCATCACTCTTAGTGGCTAAAGAAAAATAACCACCTGCAGATAAGTTTAACCATGTGGTTAATGCCCCTACTTGTTTAGGGCTTGAGTAGTTAGTTGTATTGCCTAGACCTAATTCTCCACTAGCAGCATTGTGCCCCCAAGACCAAAGAGTACCAAAGGGCAGACCTGTCCAAGTTCCCGCAGCTACGGCTTGCATTTGACTCTGTGGGGTCCACATGCCTGAATATTGTACGTATGGGTATGTGTATGTTACTGGCATTTTATTATCCTAATATTTGAGGGCTGCGTTGTGATAAGTCCCACTTGCTATTGTAGACCAAGTTGTTAGAGCACCAACTTGTTTAGGGCTTGAGTAATCAGTTATATTGCCTAAGCCTAATTGTCCGTTGTTATTCCACCCCCAAGACCATAAGGTCCCGTCTGTTTTAGTAGCTAAAGAATGATACCCCCCTGCTGTAATATTTGACCAAGTTGTTAATACACCTACTTGTTTAGGACTTGAGTAATAAGATGTATTACCTAGACCTAATTGACCATAGGCATTATACCCCCAAGACCAAAGGGTTCCGTCTGTTTTAGTTGCTGTGGTGTGGCTATAGCCCGCAGAAACTTTAGACCAAGTAGTCAAAGCACCTACTTGTACAGGACTAGAACGGTTAGTTGTATTACCTAAACCTAATTGTCCGCTATTGTTTCTACCGCCAATAGCCCATAAAGTACCGTCAGTTTTGGTCGCTAAAGAGAAATAAGCCCCTGCGGATATATTAAGCCAAGTTGTAAGGGCACCTACTTGTTTTGGGCTTGAGTAGTTAGTTGTATTGCCTAGACCTAGTTCTCCATGACCGTTTTTACCCCAAGCCCAGAGGGTACCATCTGTTTTAGTAGCTAATGTGTGATATTGACCCCCCGATATATTAGACCAAGTAGTTAATGCGCCTACTTGGTTAGGACTTGAGCGATAAGTTGTGTTACCTAGACCTAAAGCTCCATACGGATTGCCCCCCCAAGACCAGAGAGTGCCATCTGTTTTAATCGCAAGAACAAAAGAGTATTTGCATGATATCTTAGACCATGTAGTTAATACACCTACTTGTTTAGGGCTTGAGTATCTAGTTGTATTGCCTAGACCTAACTGACCACTACTGTTATTACCCCAAGACCAAAGAGTACCATCAGTTTTAATAGCTATAGTAGAAGTACCGCCCCCTTGTATTTTAGACCATGTAGTAAGAGCGCCTACTTGAGTAGGGGATGATTTATAAGTACCAGCGCCGGATGTTCCTAGACCTAACTGCCCATAGATATTATACCCCCAAGACCAAAGATCATAGGTATAACTAGGTGTACCCGTAGGAGCAGCCAAAGGGTTAAAGAGACCGTCTTGTATCCAGCCACCGAGATATCTTTGCGACATTCTAAGCTCCTATCTTTAAGCCCTAATCATGATATTTCCTCCCAACTCGCTGTTACCACCAAAGCAGTAGATGTACCCGCAGTAGCACCAACAGACTTATCTTCAAGCAAATAAAATGTTGTAGTTTTGTCTGTTACGATCAATGAAGCATACGCTGGCACTGAAATGGTTGAAGCTATTGGGTATGCTGTACCACCTAGAGCCGCTGCGCTATACACGTTAATAGTGATGTTAGCTGCTGAAGCAGAGGTGTTAGCTACGACAATAGAGTCTATTTTATAGACCTTACCACTTGATGCTGCATTACTTACTAGAGAAGTTGCAGAGGTTGTAGTCAGTGAAGTTGTACTGGTGTTACCGTAGATTGTAGTTACGTTAACTATGTTTGGGTTCATATCGTTATTCCTTAGTAGATTTTGTATTTTTCATATTACCCAAAGACTAAACTTAGGGCGATGGCTTTGCCAGCCGATATACCACTAGCCGCTGGGGGGGAAGATACCCAAGTCGTGCCGTTACTTGTTAAAACATTGCCTGTAGTACTAGGTGCCACAGTTTGTAATGCAGATGTTGTATTCCCTAATAGCACACTATTAGCCGCTAAAGTAGTCGCTCCTGTACCGCCAGACCCAACAGCTAAGGTAGCACTTAATCCCGCCGCTGTACCCGAAGTATTTTGATTCAGTGTTGGAAAGTCTGCCGCTACAGCAATAGATAATGCCCCAGAGGTTGTAGTGCTTTTAAGTATGCCTGTGGCTAAAGATGACGTTCCTGCACTGTAATCCGTTCCAGAAGTAGCCGCAGATATGGCTGTACCATTACCTTTAAGAATTCCAGTAATAGAAGTTGATATAGTCAACGCAGGAGTAGCACCGCCTGAAGAAGTGCCAGCAAAACCATTAGCAGAAACAACAGAGACCGCTGTGACTGTGCCAGAACCTTTGCTATTAAAAGTAGTCCAATCAGTAGAAGTCAAATATCCATTAACAGCACTTGTTGCCGCTGCCATACTGATAGCAGGGGTAGTGCCACCTGAAGAAACAACAGGAGCTGTACCTGTTACAGATGTAACTGTGCCAACAGTATTAGCTATCCAAGAAGGATTAGTCCCGTCAGTAGAGAGAATCTTAGTACTGTTTCCAGTTTGATCTGGTAGTAAGGCAGGGACAGGAGCCGTACAAAATACACGTTTAGATACAGAGGTAAATACAACTAAGGCATTAGCATTGCTTGATTCAAGAACGGTAGAGCGTGTCAGCGTTCCAGTACCTACAGTACCATAACCTACTTCCCAATTTCCTAAGCCGTCATCTATAGTGTAATAGACTACGTTACCGTTACTAAAAGCTGAATTAAATGTCCTATAGCCCGTTAATGCCCCTGCAAGGGTCAGTGTTCCTGTCCCCGCAGTTATGGATGATTCTAATACTCGATCAGCTAGTAAGGGCATTTATATACCTACAGACTAATTTAAAATTAAAACAGCAGTTGTGGTTGTAGCTGGCGGGAATATAACTGAGAAGTCCCCATTAGTAGAAGTAAAGTCTCCACCAAAGTTAAATACCGCTACGGCTTTATCGCTGCTCGAAGTGTCATATATTAAAGCACCTGCAGCTGTAAACGTAGCTGTAGTCCAAGTAACATCGTCAAAGTCAATAAATGCAATCGCACCTGATAGTGTTATACCAAGATTAGTTAGAGTCTTACCCCCAGTTGTATAGCCTGTACCAGAGCTTGAAACTTCACCTGTCGCTGTGTATACAGTAGTAGCAGAATCTAAACTAGCCGCTGAAGTATATAAAGCTATTTTAAATGTATTACCACCGACTGCTTTAAAGTTGTGTTCTGCGCCTAATAGTTCACTTTTGAACGTGCTACAAATTGCCTGTGTGATAGCCATTGCTATTCTTCCTCTTCAATAACTTCCTCAACCACTTCTGGCTCAGGGTTTGTAATTACGATAGCTACGCTGTTTAGCATAACCTTTGCTTGTTCACTCATTCCACTCATATTAAACTACCTTATCTCTTACTTGGGTTACACGATATGTATCTTGTCGATCTTTGCCATCACCTAATTGTTTGAGGAGACCCATAGCTTCTTGGTACTTCTGTTGGTAAGCTTGAATAAGATCTGGCTCGCCCTTCATGTATATATAAGCTTCGACCAAAGACCCCCACAACAATACGTTAGGAAAGTTATTACCCAGCCAGCTTGTACCTGCGTCTACTATAGACTGCGGATACGCGTAATAGTGCATCTCAACCGAGTACTCTTCATCAGGTGTAGGACCTAATATAAAAGAAGAATTATCAAATATGCCATAGTATTGAGGCACTCCAGAAACACCCGGATAAGGGTAGGCTTCTCTTATGTATTCAACATCTTTTTGGTATAAGTAAGTTTGAGTAGTTTGAGGTACTAGATCTACTATAGTTGTAGTAAATACGGATAAGGCATATACTGACAAGAAGTCAGGAGGAAGCGCTACATAAGGAAAATTGGCTGTTGTCACACCCGTAACATTAGTACGAAAAGCAGGTAACTGCACAGAGTTATTAACCAAAGTCTCTGCATTTTGTACAAAGTTAGGTATATTAGCTACAAATGTAGCTTCTGTTACTTCAGTGTATTGCTGTATAGCCGTACTAAGTTGCGTGTATGTAAGACTCATTATTAGCCCATTTTACTAGAAGCCATAGTGCCTTTAGTAGCAGCACCAGTACCACGTACTTTAATAGTTTTTTTGTTTTCTATTTGCACAGGGTATCCATTTCCTACAGGAGTAGGTACAGACTTAACGCCTTTATACTCAGCAGACCCTTCAATATGTTGCTTAGCCATTATCGACCTCTACCTGAACTTTTTTGATTCATAGCACGAGCCACGTTACGACCCATTTTCTTAGCATCCATAGATGTGATGCCGCCTTTTTTAAGACCTTTCATAGACTTCTGTTTGTCATGCTTAGCGTCTTTTGAGCTTTTCTCCCAGTCAGACATAGACATCTTGTTTTTCTTTGCAAGGACTTTGTCTTCTTTAACGTCTTTAGCTGAACCTTCAAAACTAGCCATAT